GTTGATCAACTAGGTCAAAACCCAAGCTGACCCATTCCATCGTTTCAATGGCTTTTCAACCCAAGCCGAGCCTGTCCAATATTTGACTGGTTTCTCTACCCAAGCTGATCCATTCCAAACTTTTATGAGCCCGCCAGTCGTTGGGTCTGCCAATATGACATCAAAGTTAGACGGTGATCTAAGAACAATATCAAAACTCATTAGCTTGCAACTCCATTTCCAGACCTTCCAACTAATGAGTCGTTTTGTCTAGCTACAACATAATACTCTTCAGTATCATCGTAAACTGTGAACGTATAGGTTGATGTTCCTGCAGATAACGTCTGTGTTTGCATCAGTTCATTATCAGAGGCTCTGTATAGAAGTAAATCAGTTGTTAGAGATCCATTTGCGTTAACTATGTTACCTGAAATTTCCCACGTCATTGTGTGATATGTAACTGTTACAAAAATTCCGTTACCTGAAGCTGTAGTTGTAAATAATCTGAAATCTCTTGACGTTTCAATATCAAGTCGTTCTGGATCAGCATCAGTAGGGAATCTTTTGAAAACATCTCGACCTCTCATCCAAACCTGACTGCACCCTCGTTCAGAATCAGCTTGATAAGCATCTACATATATGTCATAATATCCAGCGCCTTTACCTTCTCCAGACAAGCATTCAACATCAAATGTGATTGCCTGCGAAGTTGTAGCAACCCAATGAGTCAAGCAAAAGCCAACAGATGTCAACCAATAATCTGATTCAATGATTTGAAATGAGCCATTGTTAATTCTCACAAATTCAAGCAATGCTGCATTCCAGGACAACGCATTTTGGAAAATTGTTTTAGCCGCGGCACCAATTCCCTCTGAAGGGACATCACTTTCGTAGTTCAGGATAATGTAACCATTTATGTTGGTCAGTTCGTTTGCGTTGCTAGCCGCATAGCCATCAATTACAATTGTATTTCTGCCACGTGATAAAGTTATTCCAGCACCTTGTGATCCACCACTATCAATTCTCTGTTGTAAAGAATACATACCACAAGCCATGTTTGTAACACTAGTGTAAGTTAAAAAGCTCTGTGACCCTGCTCTCCAGCTTTGGTTTGATGATACGTTGTTGATATAATTAATTCTAAATGCGCTTTGACGCAATGTGATAGTTCCGGGCTCTACACAAAATATATCCCGAGTGAACCGACTTGCTTCTGCAGACGTAGTATAACCTAAGGGAGATGCAATTTCAATCGGTAACAATATCGAGTTCACCATACGTGTTGTTCCAGCAAGAGTGAACTCATACGTGACATATAATGTGACTGTCACGTGGTTCGCTCTACCCAATGTTGCTGCCCAAATTCTAAAATTGTGTGCTATAGAGGTATCTGGTATCGTTCCTGGTTTGTAAATCCATCGCATATAAACGTCTGATTGCAAGGCAGCAACTGTCGTCGCAAAAGCATAGGCACTTGCACCAGCAATATCACAATTCAAAGTCCAGTTTGTGTTGTTCTGATTTGTTTCATTCCCTTCGATTACGAAAAAGTAATCACGTATCACTACCCCTGCTTCTGGTAAAAACGTGTCTAATGCTGGTATCTGTGTTGTTCCAAAGTTTGCTGCCGTAGTTGGCAGTGTGCCAACTCGACTTTCAAAAGGAATACGAACAGTTTTGATTTGCGTGGCTGCTGTATCGTCATATTCATACGTCACATATATCTTTGCAGAAACATTTGTAACACCAAGCGTTGTTCCAGAGTTTTGGTCAAAATAGACTTGTATATCACAAGTCATTGACGTTCCAGTCCAGTTGGTGGTAAAATATGCCGTATAGTCAAAAGGACCAAGAACTCCACCAATATTTTCTCCTGTCTGTGTAATGTCATCAGTTTCAGTTATTGTGTTATATCCTGCCGCGCCTAATTGTAATCCACACCGATGTTCATTCACCGTTCCACCAGTAGCAGTAATAACATCACGCCAAGCAATTTCAACAAATACAGACCTAAACGTTGGACTTGATTCTGGTATGTAAAGTGTTATTTGATTAAGATTGGTAACTGTTGCGTCAACCACAGTTGTATTGAGAGATGGCGTTGCGAATTCAATCGTTTTAAGTCTTGTTGTCATTAGTTGGTGTCCACCCATAAATCTCCAACAGAAGGGCTACCTGGTGCAGTTGTGCCAACTGTGATCGTTCTTTGGTATCTCTCATCACCAAGTTCTCTTGTTACGATGGAGTTTGCACTGATCAGTGTATTTCCTCTATTTAAGGTTGCTAGAGTTTCAATTGGAAGACCAGCGTCACTCATTGCAAAGAATGTAAGGTTACCTGATGAACCACTTATGTCTATTCGTCTCTCGTCAGCTGGTTGGTTGCTGTCAATTATTGTAAAGACTGGATTAGTGTCTGTAAGAGTCATTCCACCAGTCACTGTAAGATCTGAACCATCCCAAGTTAAATCTGCATCACCTTCAATTGTCCCATCACCTGTCCAAACACCAATTTGGTTATTAGCAGGGGTTCCGACCTTAGAAACATCACCGCCGCCCCCACCAGAAGCCGCTATAGTTAACGTGTTAGCACCATCATCATATGTAAGAGTGATATTTGAACCGGCAACCAAGAGTGCATTGACGCGATCGTCTACTCGTTCATCTGTGTAGTAAAGATTAGTCCCTTCAGTTATGTCAGTCGTGCTAGATGGAATTGTTGGGGTATTGGTGAAATTGGTATAGTCGAGGTAGTATAACCCCTGTTGTCCATCCAATAGATCTGCGTCAAGGTTGCTCGCAGCCCCATCAACAGTTAGCAATGCAGTGAGTATCTCGCTTGCTGTTTGATCAGCAGTGGCGCCGGCTTCAATGCCATCAAGCTTTGTCTCATCTGCTGTTGTGAAGCTTGCTGTCGTTCCTGCCAAGACCGCACTATAGCCCTGAACCGTTACACCAATTGCTGCTGGCTGTAGAGCTGTATCTGCTAGCGCACCTTGAGCTGACGTAGCAAAAGCGGTGCTGTCAAGTCCATCCAATAGATCCGCGTCAAGGTTGCTTGTTGAACCATCAACTGTCAAGAGGGCTGACAAGATTTCGCTTGCTGACATATCAGCCGTCGCACCTGATTCAATACCGGCCAGCTTTGTAAAGTCAGTTGATGCCATCAGTCCTGCATTTGTGCCATCTGCTAATGGCAATGTGACATCTGATCCAGTTGAAGATTCGAGAGACCTTGTTGATGCTGTATAGGTAAGATTAGTTGCTACGTTGACCTGCGCACCAGACTCAATACCATCAAGCTTTGTCTCATCTGCCGTTGTGAAGCTCGCAGTAGTGCCCGCCAATACCGCGCTGTAACCTTGAACAGTTACACCAATTGCTGCTGGCTGTAGAGCTGTATCTGCCAGCGCGCCTTGTGCAGATGTGGCAAACGCGGCGCTGTCAAGTCCGTCTAATGTATCTGCATCAACATTAAGTGCATCAACGAATGTCTTAGTAACCCGGGCATCAATTGCTGAGTTGGCACGAGTGTCTGTGTAGTAGAGATTGGTTGTCCCTTCAGACAAATCGTCAGTATCTTTTGTTGCAAAGTCAGTATCAAAGTCTGTGCTTGAATACTGCTCAATTGCAACACCGTTAATTCTATATTCCCCAGTAATGTCCACATTGCCAGAAACATCTAAAGCTTCTCCTGGGTTAGTAACTCCAATTCCAAAGTTTCCACCAGCAGCAATACGAGCAACTTCAGTCCCGTCAATCGCAAACGTAATTCGGCTATTTGCATGATCATTATTAACATCAGCTCTTAGATCAATGTGTCCGTTGTTTGTATGAATTTCAGCAACACTTCCAGTCCCTTGGCTGTCAATAAATTGAATGCTAGGTTGTGGGTCTTCAATTATGATTGTCTCAGTAAAAGTTTTCAATCCTGAAATAGTTTGATTACCAGTAATTTGAACAAAGTCTGACGAGTTCAACCCATCTAGTAAATCTGCGTCAAGCAGGCTGCTTGTTCCATCAACAGTCAACAATGCAGTGAGTATTTCGCTTGCTGACATATCTGCTGTTGCACCAGATTCAATTCCAGACAGCTTTGTGAAATCAGCTGAAGTCATTAAGCCTGCATTTGTGCCATCTGCTAATGGCAATGTGACATCTGTTCCAGTTGAGGATTCAAGTAAGCGTGATGTTGCAGTATATGTGAGATTAGTTGCTACGTTGACTTGTGCTCCTGGTTCGATTCCGTCTAGTTTTGTCTCATCTGCTGTTGTGAAGCTTGCTGTCGTTCCTGCTAATACTGCACTATATCCTTGGACTGTCACTCCAATTGCTGCTGGCTGTAGAGCTGTGTCTGCCAGCGCGCCTTGTGCAGATGTGGCAAACCCAGCCGAGTCTATTCCGTCCAACGTGTCAGCATCTACGTTAAGAGCATCAACGAAGGTTTTGGTTACCTTGGTATCAATCGCAGCATTTGCTCTAGTATCTGTATAATACAGATTTGTGCCTTCAGTTACGTCTGAAGTGCTTAGAGTAGCATCAACCCAATTGGTTCCATTAAATCGCAGAACCTCACCAGTGCTTGCTGAGGTTATAACAACATCAGTCAGATCATCCAATGCTCCTCCGCTACCACCAGTTGATGCAATCGTCAATGTGTTTGCAATGTCATCGTATGTAAGCGTGACGTTTGTTCCTGCTACCAATAGAGCAGCCACACGATCATCTACTCTCTCATTCGTGAAGTAGAGGTTCGTGCCTTCAGTTATGTCTGTTGTGTTAGTTGGAATTGGTGGTGTGTTGGTGAAATTGTTGTAATCGAGGTAGTAAGAGCCCTGTTGTGCGTCTAGAAGGTCGGCGTCAAGATTGCTTGCTGCGCCATCAACAGTCAAGAGGGCTGACAAGATTTCGCTTGCTGACATATCAGCCGTTGCGCCAGCTTCAATTCCATCTAGTTTTGTTCCGTCGGTAGCAATGTCACGGCCGTCTACCGTGCCAGTGACTGTGATATTACCCGTTACAGCGAGCGCGGTTCCATCCCAAGTTAAGTCATTAGACCCTTCGATCTCAGACTCTGACGCAAAGACTGGAATTTGGTTATTGCTTGGTGTTCCAATAAATGTGACATTTGCTGCACTTGATGCAGTGCCGCCAACAGCGATCCACACTGTGCCGTTCCATTCAAAAACAACACTCCCAGAGCTAAAGATCTGGCCAATTGTTGGGCTATCTGGAAAATTCAATGCCATCTAATATTTACTCGCTCAACATCTCTAGTAATTCTGGGAATTGCTCAATTAGTTCACGATAATCCTTGTTTCCTGGATCATTTGGAACCCAGAAAGTTACTTCATCTAAGATGTAGACAATGTATTTTTGGCCAGCTAATGTTGTTTTTATTGTAAAATCTTCTAGTATCATTTATAACTCCGCCGATGCAGTCCAATCAATAAATGCAAATGAGCTTGCTGCCGCACTGAATGTGGCATTAAACCCAACATTGTTTGTTCCTTGGTTCTGAACGTCAGGACCAGCTATCAAATTTCCTTGTGCCGCCACGGACAATCCAAAAGTTACAGTCCCACGCTTAGGCACCAACATTGAGGCGCCAACACCCATTGCTTGGTTAGTGGTATGTGACCCCTGTATGAATAGTCTCCCAGTTTCGTAATATCTTTGACATTTTGTTAATTCATCTTCAATCTTTGGTTCAATATAAAATTGAGAAGCGGTCACAGCCGAGTGTGCTCCCTCAACAATATGAATACCATAGAGTTCTAAGGTTGTGTTTTGCGGACCTAAACTGTTAGTCCTGCTTGCCCAATCAGATCCAGCTGATTGCCAGAAGATCAAGTCCAAGTGGTCATTTGCATTTGTTCCTAAGGTTTTGCCGGTTATACTTGGAAGTGTGATTACGGCTGCAAAAGGAGCCCAATCGGTTCCCGCTGTAACTGTTACAGGTGTGGCAAGGACAACTGCACTTGGGCTCCCGCCCGTGCCAAACTGCTGAGATATCTCAATAGCAAAGTCTCCAGCAGTTGCCCGCCGTGCCCATCCCATAACTGTAACAGTTTTGTTTTGATAACTGCGAACACTTTCTATCCTTTGTCTGACAACTCCAACCGCAGTAGCACCTGACTGGCTAGCAGTTACAGACCTCAAATAAGCAACAGGTTGGTTTTTTCCTAACTCTGTTCCCAAAGCAAAAACCTCTCGTGTTACTGTCTGTGTTCCCGTAACATGGACTTTACTCCACTGATCTAATGTATAGACATTTGAGACTGTGAACGGACCACTACCTCTTTGGGCAATTCGCATTGTTCCATTAATTACTCGATTTGTGGTATAATCTGGAGTTGTAATTGATTGCCACTGACTATCTGCATATCCTTCAAATGTGTTTAAGTCACTGTTGTAACGAATCATACCGTTAACTGGTGTTGGGCGTTGTGCAGTTGTGCCAACAGGGATCTTTACTGCGTCAGTGCCTTCAATATCAAGAGTAACTGATGGCGACCCAGACTTACCAATTGCAACCTTACCACCTGCTTGAATGGCAAGGTTGGCATTAGTGTCTCTAAATGCGTGAGCTAATGTTGAAGTGCCATCACCAAGGTAGTAAAGAACTTCTGTCACGCCTGACGTGTTCGTATTACGGAAGAATCTTGCTTGAAAGTTTCCAGTTGTAAGGGCCGGTGCATCAAAGTCAACAAAGGTGTTGGTAGTTCCTGCGCCACTGAATGCGCGGAAGCTAGCGCCACCTGTTGACAACGCTGATTGAAATCCAGCATAACCGCCATTGCCGCTAGATGCGTAGTCATAAACACCGCCTAGGGTTCGTATAACACCTGTGGTGGCTCCAACTGGAAGACCAACCAGCATAAACCCACCATCTGACTGTAGCAGGTTGACGTTTGCTCGTGAAAAACTGTGTGATGCGGTTGTTGTATTGTCACCACGCAAGATTGAAAATGATACTGCGCCGCTCGTGTTCGTGTTGCGGAAGAGTCTGACTTGAACGTTACCGCTTGTCGTGTCTCTTGCGTTGAACTCAATAAAAGCGTCTGCTGCTGGGTCACCACCATATGCTTCAAACTCAGCACCACCTGTTGTCAATGCTGCACTAAAGCCGCCATAGCCACCGTTGCCACTTGACCCGTAGTCGTAGAATCCACCAAGAGCACGAACGGATCCTCTTGTTATACCTGCCGGCCCTCCTACATCCAATGTGCTAGCAATAGTCACTGGCAGCGCGCCGTCATATGACACAGTAACACCGTCATCAATAAACGGGTTTGAAATCGGTGAAGCCACAACGTTGACCCATTGTGCACTGCTACCGTCATCGTAGTAGATATAGAGCCTTGCGTCATCAGTATCAAACCAAAGATCACCATCAGCTGGTCCTACTGGGGGCGTGTCGCTTGTTGCAACGCTAGCACTGCCTCCACCAGAAGATGATATCGTAAGTGTGTTTGCTACGTCATCATATGTAAGAGTGATATTAGCCCCGGCGACCAATAGGTTCGAGACTCGATCATCTACACGTTCATCAGTGTAGTATAAGTTCGTTCCTTCAGTCACATCTGTTGTGCTAAGTATAGCATCAACCCAATTTGTGCCATTGAATCTTAAAATTTCACCAGACGAAGCAGATGTGATAACAACGTCTGACAGATCATCCAGTGCGCCGCCACCTCCGCCGATAGGTCCCCAAGATGAGGTATAACCCTCAAAGGTTCCTAGGCTAGTGTTGTAGCGTATCATACCCGCAGTGGGCGTCAGCGGGCGTTGTGCTGTAGTTCCTGTTGGCAACCTAACGCTACCAGTCATTTCAAAAGTCAGCAGGCTGTCACTTGTGAGGATGAGGTTTCCAGTGTGATCTATATTAATTGGCATTTTTGTTCAGATTCCTGTTGACATCGTGATATTTATCGCTTATGTTGATAGCATAGTAAGTGAGTTAGTTACGAGTAACGGCCTAGGATAGGTGTCGATTTATCGGTGCCCGAGACCCTAGTGCACCTGAAGCGGGGGCGTATGCAGACGCCTGAAGAAAATACCGGCAACAGGATCAGTAATGAGTATTTTTAGAACGGAAAACCCGGGCCAATGGCCCGGGTTCTTTGTTTTTGCCTCCCGGCTTCTTCTATTAGAAGAATGTTAGGCCGGTAACGTCGATACGGTTTAGGTAGTCAGCAGCGTTACCAAGTGATGAAGCCTGGTTGCTGAGTTCTACGTAGCCGTAACGTGTCATGAAGCTGACCACTGGCTCGAAAGTCTGTGGGTCAAGCACTGTGCCTGAGCTCATGAGTGGGATGTATGGGCAGTAGAATGCCGCAGCATCTGTCTCGTTTGAACCCTTGTAGCCGATGAGGATGTTATCGTCAGTTGCATACTGGTTCACGTAGACTCTCATTGAGCCGTTGAGGGTTCCAACAAACTTGGTGTTGGTTGGTGCCTCGAAAGGACCCTCAGTTGTGCGCGCAAACGCTGAAGTGGTTGCTGACTGGAGAACTGTAAGAACAGTTGGTGAAACCACCATCCAGTTACCTGCACCACGACGTGTGCGAGCAGCAATGTCGTTTGCTGCCTTGTTGACTAGAACTGCCAATGCGGCGTGTTCGTCACCAACGAAGGTTGCGGTTCCGCTAACGTTTGTCTGGTCAAAGGTTGCGCTTGCTGCACCAGCGAGTGAACGTAGAGATGCTAGGATCTCCTGGTCGATCTCTGCGGTGATTTCTTGTGCAAGTGCTGCCATGATTTCAGCTTCAACGTCGAGGCCATGCATAGCTTGTGCGTCCTGCGCAGCTTCGAAAGTCCAACGTGCGCTGAGCTTACGAGTCTTTGCTTCGACGGTCTGCTTGAGGACCTGGATGTTTAGCTTACGACCAGCACGGCCTTCAAGCACTGAAGTTGCTTCAGCGCGGTCTGTGCCTGCGTTACCTGAGTAACCAGCTGCAATAGCGAATGGGCTAAGTGCCTCATCACCAGCAATTGCTGAGTCGAAAGTTTCTGCGTAACGAACGCGGAGGGTGTGGATCTGACCAACCGGTCCGGTCATTGGCTGAACGCCAACGAGTTCGTTAGCAATAACAGTTGGCATAACACGGCGGATAACTGGGAGGATCACTTTGTTAAGTGTCGCAATGTTACCTGCTGATGTTGCGCCGACTGTTGCAGCTTCTGTAAGTAGGTGCTTTTTGGTGTTCTCAAGCACGGTCTCCATAACTGCCTTCTTGTTACCAGTCAGACCATCAACAAGGGCACCCTTGGTTGCTGACCAGTTTTCGAATAGAACGTCTGCCATTTCTAGTTTCTCCTTTAGCTTAGTCCTGCTAATTTCTTGAGTTCAATGATATCAGCTGAAACGCCAACGTCTTGTTGTGCGCTCTTGTTGACTTTGTCACCGCTTACTTCGCGAACTGTGCGCTTGCTTTCGGTGAGTTGGGTCTTTTTTGCTTGTGTCTTAACTTCGGCGTCTTCTGAAAGAACGCTTGGAAGATACTTCTTGTAGGCTGCTCTCAACTGGTTGGTCTTGACGCTTTCAAGTAGTGTTGCCATTAGTTCTTTCTGACCCTTGTTTAGAGGACCAAGCATTTCGCTCATGATCTGCTTACGCTCGCTCAAATCTTGTGCGATACGAGCTTTGCGTGTTGCTTCCATAAGTTTTTGATCTTTCGCTTCAATTGCTGCCTTTGATTCAGCAACAACCTGCTTTAGATTCATTATTTCTTTAGCAAGCTTTGCCACCTGTGTGCTTTCGCTCAAGGTGCTTGTCATAAACTCGCTTGCGAATGTTTCAAAGATCTTACGTCCAAACTCGTTTTCTTTAGCTGTCTGGATATCTTCGTGTAGAGTCTTGAGCTCCTTACGTAGAACGCCTTCAACCATCGTTTCGAGTTTTGCAGCGCTCTTCTTGATGAAGTTACGCTTTGCTTCTTCGATGACCTTCTTGCCTTCGCGGACCATTTTGACTTTCTGCTCGGCTAGAGCACGCTTGTCGTCATGGAATTCGTTTAGTTCTTTGGTTAGCTGCTTGAGAACAAACTCTTCTAGCTTGCCAAAGTTGGCCTTTTGTGCTTTGCGATCCTCGCGTAGTTCACGAATTTCCTTACCAAGGACTTCGTTGACGAACTTATCAAGCATTCTGGCGTGCTCTTTGATTGCCTTCTTGTAACGAACGCGATCTTCTGCTACCTTGGCTTTGTCCTGTGCGAACTCTTCCAATTCAGTCTTGATAGCTTCCTTCAACATTGCATCCATTGCTTCAACAATCTGCGCTTTGTCATTTTCATAACGTGACGCAAACTCTTCGCGCAACTCTGCAGTGACTTCCTCGCGCTGTTCAGCAATACGCTTTTCGAACGCTTCTGCGAGTTCAGTCTTGATGTCTTCAGTAAGAACATCGTTGCTGAGGATCTCTTTAATTGACTTAGGCATGTTTACTTTCTCCCTAGGTCTTGGATATATCGAATCATCTCTTCTCTGAGATACTTCTGTGCTTTTGGATCGTGATGAACGTTGGATGCCACGTCCCAAATGCTAGTTGCACGACGGTGATTCATGAGATGCTCATAAATCGGATCCGGGTATGCTTCTGGAGCACTCGGGTTTGCAACGATGTCAACCGTTACAATTTCAAACTCTGACACATTGCCTGAGCCGTCAACGTTTCCGCTTCCGCGTGAGCTGACCCCTAGTTTTACGCCGTTTTCCAACAGCGTTTTACAGATATTGCCCATCGGTGTGGGCAACATTTTTAGTTTTCCGATCCCGTCACTCCCACGCATATCCATATCGACGATAATGTGTGAAACACGGTCAAGGTTAATGTTCAGATCATCAGGATGATCTGCTTCACCAAGGACGGAATATCCTCCAGCAATCTTTTCCTTCAAGCTTTTTACAGCCTTTGCGATTTCATTGACTGGATACACTCTTTGATTCTGATTGCGCTTATCACCTTGGATGAAGATACCTTGCATGTATAGGTCCTTACCACCTTGGCCGTTGTCACGGCTTTCAGTGGTAATGGACGCTACATCTGGCGTAATAACTTCTCTAAGAGGTGTAAACATCAGTTACTATTCCTTAGTGCTTACTCTTGTCTTTGAAAAGGCTGTGTGCCTTCTCGCTTGAATTGCTTGGGGCTGCGACTTTCTTATCCATCTTACCCTTTTGCTCTTGTGGACCAGTGACAGTCATCTTCTTTGCAGTATCACCCTTGCCGCCCTTCTCGTCTCCACCGGCAAACTTAACTGCCTTACCGTGGTTGCTGATGTTTGGCTGGTTCTGCTTAACTGGTGAAGCTTTACCGTCTTCGTCGCCCTTCATTGTGACACTCTGCTTGTGAAGCGTTGCTGCTTCCTTAACGTCGTCATCTTCTAGGTCGTCGTCCATGTCGTCGCCTTCGTCGTCGAAATCCATGTCGTCGAATTCGTCAGCAACTTCGTCGTCCATGCCTTCGTCGCCCATGTCATCGCCCATTAGGTCTGCAAATGCTGCACGAAGCTCTGCCATTGCGTCCTCAACGTTGACCATTGCGTCCTCAACATCAGCGTCGCCGCCCATGTCGTCAGCCATGTCACCTTCCATGTCATCGCCCATTTCTGAGTCGATGTCCATGTCCATCTCACCTTCGAGATCGTCCATAGCTTCATCTTCTTCATCTTCGTCTTCACCGAAGTATTCTTCCGTTTCGAGCTCATCTTCCATGGTCTCAAGATCGTCTTCAAAGTCGCCGCTCTCGTCCTCATCATGGAAAGCTTCATCTAGATCCTCGTCTTCGTCGAGCTCTAGTTCTTCTTCTACTGCTTCATCTTCCTCAGCAAGATCAGCATAAATTTCACGTGCTGTTTCGATTAGGTGCTCGTGCAACATTTCACTGGCAAGTTCATTCTCACCATTTACCATGTATTCAAGCACTTTTTCTAGTCTTGATTTTGTCATTATCACACTCCTGTATCCCTTCGCGGGACATTGTTCTGCATTACTTCAATTGTATTTACAGAACAAAACGTTTTACCTTTGAAAAAGGCATGAAAAACGCAAAAAGTGATGATTTAATTCGATTGGATGTGATACTAAGTAGCTCTCACATTTCGGACTCTTCGTCTGGACGTCCGTAAATGTAAGCTACATCATCGATCCGTTGCTTTTGCTCAAGCTCTTCAATGCTACGAGTTTTGCGTAGCTTTTGAAGGTGGCGCAACGTAATGCGAGGACGACGCTTGTGATCGATGGTAACAAAAGTGTATTTGTCGTCCTGCTCTTCGTAATATTCTCTTAGAAACTCACGGCTCTTCATCTTGTTGGTTCCTCTCCCGTTTCGCCTGCGATTGGTGATTCCTCATCGCCGCCTGCTTCTGCGTCAAATTCGTCTCCGCCTAAATCTTCTTCATCAGCC